ATGCAGATATACCAGCTTCGAATTTATTATAATCTTCTTCAAACTTACCATCTTCTGAAAGAACCCATTGCTTAGATTCTAAAATACCATTTACGAAAGCTTTCGGAAAAGAAGGATCAGCAACGCAATCAACAGCTACAAGCCTCATGTCTTTAACTACATTCTTGCCATTGCTTTCTACTAGCTGACCCAATGCTCTAGAAGACATACCAACACGAACACCATCATTAATTAATGATTTCACAATCAATCCACATGGAGTATTTAAAACTTTACTCTTTCCATAGAAAACATTACCGTCTTGTTTTAATTCTGTTACTAAGTGACATGCTCTTTCTAAATCAACATCAGCATTAGTCGGGTGATTTAATTCACCCATGGCTCTAGCGGTGGTAATCATCTCATTGCGATAACGCTCTACTTCTCTTTGCATTTCACTAATTGGATAAAGACGATTATTGCGATTAACACCTTCAGCCATCATATATGGTCCGCGAATAAAAAGAGTAGCAGGAGTATTCCTATCTTTCTCTTCTAGAATATATTCAAATTGTTCTTCCGGAGCAGGTTTTTCGACAATCAGTCTAAGAGGCATAACGATATTTATACCTTTTATGAAATCTTTTCTTTATTTAGAAAAAAGTTCTTTTTCAGTTAATATAATAAATTCAAACCCTTTATGTTTTGCAAATAATTTTGCTGCTTCCCATTTAGCCATATTCACAGCATATTGCATATTCTCATAAAGAATAGTTTGCTTCTTTTTTCTATTAGAATGAACTGGCTTTTGTGTTTGAGAAGAAGGCTTAATCTCTACTAAGTATTTTTTAATTAATGTCCCTTCTTTTAATACCAAAAAATTATCTACATAGTAACGATGCATCTTGTTATCAACAGGGCTCTTATATGGTACTATAATATTCTCTGAACCCCATTCTAAAACATTTGGATTATTATCTGCCCATCTCATGAATTGCAGTTCAAAAGAGGATCTATATATAGCAATCTTTCCTATAAATTTTTCTTTATTCTTAGGAGTATATATGCCTTGTTTAAATCGAGGATCTCTAGATAAAGAAGGCATAACCTGTTGATAATCATTAGCCTATCAAAAAAATAGCGGGATCAGAATCGCCGTATCCTGCAGATGCTGTGAATAATTGTTGTTCTAATTCTTTCATTTCACTTAGCCCTTGTTCTAATAAATTAGCATTAAACAATTGTCCGCCAAACATTGATACAGGAATCTTGCCTCTTATAGTTCCTACCAATACTTTGATTTGTGCTAATGTATACTTATAAACCCAAATCTCCTTAATAATATCACGAATAGGTCTTTCAACATAACAAGCAATAACACCGTAGAATCTAGTCGAATCATTGGGTTCCGGATACATTCTTAAGTATTGTGTTCTATCATCAAAGTCAAAACTTCTTCTTGTGGACAAGAGCTTTTCTCTTAATTCCAACCACTCTTTTAAGGTATACCACGAAACAAGATCAAATCCATAATTGCCCATAGCATAAGAGAAATAGGTTTGTTGGGCTAATGTTTGTTCAATAGTGAATAATGTATTGATGCCTGAAGTGGAACCTTCTTCGAAATCAGTAACAGCAATGACTCTACGATAATCCATCAGATCATAATCAAACATCTTATTAATGGGTGCATTTGATAATGCCTCTTTTTCTCCCCTGAATGAATATTTTTGAATATCAGATTCTTGGAATAACGAAGATAATGAAGCATTATGTGTTATTATTAAATCTCTAACCTCTTTATCTAAAATTTGATTAGCTCTTAAATCATCTGAAAATATAGCAGATAAAGAAGATGATGAAGAAAAGTAAGAACCCGGTATAGTAGATAATGTCACATAAACGGGATCATGATCATTAACATATGGTGAAGTAGAAGTAGATAATGTTGTATGCTTATCTACTTGTTCCATCGTCAAATTAGTATTGGATAATGTATAAAGATAATCTAATCTAATGCCCTTACCTCTTTCATATAAGGCAGAATCAAATACTAAGTATTCTTTTGAGTATCCAGCAAACTTAGTAAACATTTCGCAGGATATTGAAATGGCTTCAAATATCTGATCTTGGTGTGTTTCAACAGAAATTAAAGGTGCGCCAAGCATGCGCACGATACGATCTGCTAATCGCGAATATGAATCAATTCTACTATTTAAATTAGTACTTTGAAAAGCTGTTATAGGCGTGAGCAGGCATGACATGATTATATTTATGCTCCTGCTTCAGGCGTTGGTGCAGAACCTGCAGGTGGCGCTTCTCCTCCAGCCGGCGCTTCTGCCCCAGGTACTTCACCACCAGGAACTTCACCACCTGTTGGTGCAGGACCACCTACAAAGGGAGGAGGAACAGCTCCACCACCAGCGGATGATCCACCAGCGCTTCCTCCACCTGTTAAGTCACCACCAGGTGCCATACCAGCAGCTTGTGCCTGTAATGCTTGTCTCCAATTAGGCCCACCTTGTTCAATCTGTGCCAATTCCCAAGCAAATTCTTTATCTTTTCTCAAGAATTCTCTATTAGCTTTAACATCAATATCAGACCATCCTAAGAATTTCTTTTGTGCATAAGAAGGTGATACACTTTGATTATTAGCCATATTATTGAAATTATTGACTTTCATTTCTAATTTCTGACTTTCTCTTAATTCATAGAAATTAGTAGGTACATTAAATTCTAAATCAAAGTGTTGTTCTTTTAATTTAAATTCATTCCAAAGTCCTTTTAATTGTAAGTGTGTAATGAATCCATTTTTGAACCCAGCAGCAACTTGTTGTTGCATACGAATAATAAATCTTGCAAATTTTAATTCTTCGCGAAGAATTTCTTGACCATCTTTAAATGTATCTTGCGGATCTAAACGGGAAGAAGGTATTTTCAATGCACGATACAACTTCTTCATGAAATACATTAGATCATCTAATTGACCCAGATTTGCTCCTCCCGGTAATGTAGTAACTGATGTGCCTTCCGAACCAGCTCTCTTAGCAAACCAGTAACTATCTAACATGGTTTGCGGATTGAATTTCTGAACAACACCCCCCTGATTATTATCAAATGTCTTTGACGACCAATATTGTTGTTGTAATTTTCTAAGGTAAGATTCTGCTTTAGGTGCTGGCATGTTACCAACATCTACATTGAATACTAATCTTTCTGGCGCACGAACTAATCGATAGATGATAATAGCATCTTCGATCATGGACAATTGACGATATGCTCTTCTAGCATTCTCTAGGAAAGGCAATCGCATTGTCTTATTTTCATTCCATATACCAGAATGAATATAAGTAATTTGATTCTTGTCCATTGGGATATATTCATGACCCGTTTGCTTAGTAGGATTATTAGGATCAAACTTTGGTTTGCGATATAAGAACGCTTTTACCATCATGTTTTGTACATTAGTAAAAACAGGATCAATCATATCTGCACCTACTTGAACCGTTCCTAAGATACCTTCTTTAGGATATTTTTCATGAATAATATGTTCGAAGAACACTTCGCCCTCTACCAATAAAGAACGGAAGATATCCCATCCTTTATTATCTAAATCAAAATATTGAATATATTTTTGAAATTCTCTGTTCAATGCATCTTCTTGAATTTCATTAAGATTATCATTTTTATATCTTAGCTTAACAATATTTCCTTCTGAATCTTTATTGATAATCTCATCACAAATTTCATCTAATGCATCTGATACTTCTGAGAAGGCTGCTATGATACGATAGTCTCTAATGCGTGCTGGTTTATCTTTTTGGATATTAGCATACATGATTTCAGAAAAACGTGAGTCTTTCTGAATAGCACCAATACCAGCATTATTATAATCGCCGCTTTGTGAAACAGAATGTCTGGATAATGCTTCTGCTCTTCTTGAACCAACTTCTTCGAAGTACTTAAATTTTGAATTCAACTTATCTGATGCATCTAAAACATTATAACCAGAATATGGCAACTTTGATGAAATATAATTCATCAAGTCTCTGCCGAATGTAGAAGAACGACCATCATCTAAAGAACTCATTACCACTATTTATTCACTGCTTTAATATTTTAACCGTGACTAGCATTGCCATTATAAATTACGTCGCCCACTATTGGTGAATATACTTTTGAGCCTGTTTCAGATGTAAATGTAATACCATTAGCTTGTGTAGCATCAATAGATTTGGGATCAACCCAATCAAAATTGTCTAGATCCACAACTGGTCTCAGAGTAGCTGGTAATATAATTACATCTACAGTTTCATCGGGAATAATTGTTGCTTGAATGGATTTATTTTCATCAGACCACCAATTCAATACATTGTACCAGTCATTATCAATCCATGAGAAGAAGTACTTGCCCATTACTTCTGTTACTGGTGGTGGCGGTGGTTCTGGAGGAGGTAGTAATGAACTATCTGGTGCATCGCCGATATTAAAGTCATATCTAAATGCATTCCATCCTGCTCTATTAGCTACAATAATATTAAATTTACCATTACTAACCAATTCAGGCAAATTTAATTCAATGGTGTAGTTATTAATAATATTGAAACAGGAGAGCGGTAAATTATATGCACTGACGGGAGGATAGTAATCAAAGTTTAAAACAGTTATAGCAGATGATAATATAGTCGAAGGTGAAGATAATAATACACTTGTAGTATGATCGTAATTATTACCTAACAACATAAATGGATAATCTGCTTCTTCTTTTTGGAAAATGAAATTATCGTCGATCAGAGTACCGTGGAAGAATATAGAAGTGCAGGCAGGTGCTGCAGAGAATTCTATAGTTCTAGTATTATGTCTAGTAGGCAATGTTATAGCTTCGGAATTAGCTGCATAAAAATTATCACATTCTAATAATGCTGAGGAGAAATTGGTTTTAACAAAAAATATGTTTTGTTGTTTGGGATTTTCTTTTTGAAATAACCAACCTTTAATAGTAAATGATGTAGTAGCTTCTATTCTATATTTGTCTGACTTAGTAGTATCTGTGGGGTAGTTCATAGCCATGCTACCCGACCACAAGACTTGTGATCTTATTTCTTGAGTAGTAGCTGCTCCTATTTCATCAGGAATCTTCCATGCAATAACAACATATGGATTTGTATATGGTATAAAATTCGAAAGAATTTGATCCATATCCGTTTGGTATTCTGTCAATATAGACATAGAAACATCTATATTGACAGGAGTAGGCATGTTTATATGTGCATGACTTTTGCCTGGCTTCAAATCTTGATAATGATCACTTTCATCAAATCCGTATAGCTTAGAGAAGACCCTACTTTCATCTCTACTAATACCAGTCACATTTACTGCAATGACTGGTAATGTCATGTTTTGTGCTTTATTGACTAAGTCAAATAAGACTCTCTCTTTAGGGGAATAAACATATCTCACCTTAACATTTGATCTCGGAGAACGATTTTTATCATATCGATTTATAACTACATCATCAAAAGCAGCTATAAACTGTGATACAATATCACGTATCTCAAAATGAAATGTCTGTATTTCCACACATATATTTAATTGAACCGCTTCAAGAAGTACTTTGGTAATCTAGTTTTATTCTGAATGACCGCATCCACAATGCATCCGTCCAAGATATATGTCACACAATAATCATCTACGGATCGAACACCTCTACCACAGGCTTGGATGAGATTATTAAGCATCTTATTCACATACCATTGACCATCTTCTTTGAAAAGTCTTTTAATTCTTTCATCACCCAATGGCATATATGCTGCTTTAACCAAGATTTGAAATCTGGCTAATTCATCTTTTAAATCTACACCATATGTTAATGAAGGCGAAACAAGAATGGTCGGAGAAGGATCTTCTAAATGTTGTTTGAGGATTTGTTCATTAGTCATTCCTTCACCACGAAAGATAAATCGAGGATCATTCAAATGATTTCTTAGGTAATTAGTAATTTCCATAGTATGTGTATGGATTACACCCTTAACCTCTTTATGTTGATCACAAAGGTTTTTAACTTGCTTAGCAATATAAGGCAAAGAAGATTTTAAATTTTTATAATTCAATTTAACTCTGCCGGTACAAAAGATTGGTGCCTTCTTTGGTGAGAATGTTGAATCTACTTCAATGTATTCATAATCTGTGATTCCAAGTGTTCTAGCAAAATGTTTATGATCAATAATAGTAGCAGACATTAACAAAATCTTATCACCATAATTAAAGATGTGTTGAGATAGTTTATCAACACGCAAAGGCTTCAATGTAATAGCTTCATTAGTCTTCTCGAGAATGTATTCAC